TGGTAAAAGAGGTGAGGTTGTTGATTTTCCACAAAAGAGAAGTTTTAAACAAGAAGTAGATGACATGATAAAAGATGGAACTATTACTAAAGGTCCACGTGGCATGAAGAAAAGTAAAAAAGTAACTGACCGAGAAATGTTTAAAGCTGCGAATGAGAGACTTATGTCAGATGTAGATAGCATTATTAAAAACATAAAATCTATGGAACCAATTACCGCTATGAAAGAAGCAAATTCCGTAATTGGTAGAAAAGGTAAATATAAAAATTTAACACCAGAACAATCTAAAAAAATATTACAAGACACAGAAGACCATATTTTTCAAAGAGACCCTGATAATTTATATGACCCTGATCCAGAAGACTTTGCAACAGGTGGAATAGCAAGAGCAAATTTTTTCGGTGGTGGCATGGGTCGTAGAGGATTTTTAAAAATGCTAGCAGGACTAGGTGGTGGAATCGCTGCAGCTAAAACAGGTATCTTAAAACTTGCTGGTAAAGAACCAGTTAAACAAGTTGCAAAAGAAACTGTAAAACAATCTGCAGGTTCTCCTCCACCATATTTTTTTAATCTTGTTAAAAAAATTAAAAATTTAGGGGATGATGTAACTGAAAAAGCTGCAACTACCGAAAGAGAAGTTGTTACAGAATTTAAAGATTATAGATTAACTGAAGATGTAGCAACGGGTAGACAAACTATTCAAAAAACTAAATTAGATAGTAATGAACAATACTATGATGAAACTTTAGCTGAACAAACTTACATGGATTACATCCCTGGAAAAGGCCAAGCTGACGAAGCAACTGGAAAAGTTGCAGATGAATATATCGAAGACACTTCTTATTTAAGAACAAGCGGACCACAAAAAGGTGAAGTGTTAGATGTTGTTGATGGTGTACCAGATGATGTTATTAAAGAAGGAACTATTTTTGAAGACAACATGACAGAGTTTGGAAAAACTAAAAAAGCATCAGGCGGTATCGCTAGAATGTTAGGTGAGTAATGGATCTCTTTAAAAGAATACAAGACCTAAGCGCAGTATACGATGACGATGGCCCAAGCTCCACGGTCCAAGAATCACGACCTATGTTTAATAATGGTGGACGGATTGGTTACAAAGATGGTCCAAAGTTTAATGTCCAAGCTTCAGGGTCCAAGAGTGGTAAACAACAAATTGCAAATGCACCAAAAGGCATTACTTCTGATAAAGAACTTATAAATGCTATTTTAACTTTAGATATACCTCTAACAGAAAAAGTTAATTTAATTGGAAATTTGCAGTATGGAAAATTTAGAGACAAAATAGAATATAAAAATAATGAGATTTTTTTAGATGATCCAAAAAGTTACAGAGATAGAAACATAGGATTAGATTATAATAGAGATGGAGAAGGTTTTAGTGGTTCTGCTACCGTTGGAGATAGAGGTCCAGCATTTAATATAAAATACAAAAAGAGTTTTGCGGACGGTGGTATGTTAGTCAAACCCAATGCCGACGGATCACGACCCGGGTATAGTGGAGAACGTGATTTTGTAAATTTAAACGATATAAAAAAATATAACAAAAATTTATTAGATAAATCTATTTTTGTTGCTACAGCGCCAGGTAGAACAGGAGCTAATCAAGCTGATCCAATTACATTAAGAAATATATTTAACGTAGTAGAAAAAACTCAAGGCGGAGATGTTTTAATTAATAATTTTAAAAAAAATCCAACTAGTGAAAATTTCTTAAAATTAAGAACAAGAAGAAAAAATAGATTGGCTTTTGAAAGAGAACAAGCATTACCACCAGAACAAAAAGCAGAACTTAGAAAAAAACAATTAATAGCAGAAAAAAAATGGAGAGCTAGCGGTAAGGGTCAAAGTTATTATAATGAATTATTAGCAAAAGATGGAATTTTTCCAGCAAGAACCGCACAAGAAAGAGTGTGGCGTGATATATACAGAGCTTCTAAACAATCAAAAGAAGACAGTAGATTTAAAATAAAATATCCTAAAAACATAAAAATAGATCCAGAAACAAACTTACCTAAAAAAGTAAAGGCTAAAAGTGGTAAATATTATATTCCGTGGGATAGATATTATAAAAATATTTCTTTCTATGATACTCAAACTAAATCAACAATTAAATTTGGTAAAATAAGAGAATGGATGAAAAATAACATTAAAGGTGGTGGTAAAAAATATGATAACGCTGTTCAAAATTATAACATTAGACAAAATATAGCTGATTTTGATGTAGATGGCAGATCATTAGGTTCTATTGCTAAAGAAAGAAAAACAGGTATTTATTCAAAAAAATTAACTACTCCAGCAGCTGTAAATCATAGAAGTGGTTTAAATAATTTTTGGGATACAGAAATTACAACATCTACAGGTAATTCTCAATTAAATGATAAAGTTCAAAGTAAAATATCAGCATACAAAAATGCTTCAAATCCAAATATAAAAAATACAATTATGAAACAAATGAAAGCTGAAATAAATAAAATAAAAGGTGGGGCTACTTTAGTTATTGATGGAAAAACGATTGGTAAAGAACCTACACTTAGAAAAGTAAGTAATGCTTTATCTAATGAATTAAACGTTAATCTTTTAAAACTAGCAGGAACAATAGATCCTAAATGTAGAACAAAAGCTGTTGAAGGTGGACGTATGGGTTTTCAAGATGGATTAAGTGCAGAGGTTTGTTTAGGTAAAGCTAAACAGATCATTAATAAAGGTTTAAAGAATGGTTTTAAAGAAGGAGCTGAAGCTATGCTAGCAACTAAAATTTTACAAGCTGGTAGAGGTTTAAAAGATATGTTTGCATTAAGAAATATATTAGGTCCAGCGGCGGTTGGTTTTACTGTAGCTGCAGAAGCAGGATTAGTTGGTTATGATATGTTATCAAAAGGTAAATCATTTAAAGAAGCAGTAGGAGATAGTTTATTTAATTATGCATTAGGAGATAAAACTCAAATAGATAATAAAAAATTAAGATACCAAGGTTATAAAGATGCTGGAGTAGATGCAAATCAAATAGGTAAAATAGCTGCTTATGAAAATGCAATAGATGAAATGAATAATACGTTTGGAGAATTTAACGAAGAAAACAGACTTTACAATATTGCTGTAAACCAAAAAGGTAAAGGTAGAATACCTGAGCAAAGGTATTTAAAACAGAAACAGAAACAAGCAGAAAATTTTTACAATCAAGCAGATAAAAACAAAGCATTGATTCAAGATCTAGCAAGAACACAAACAGAAGATAGATTAGATAAAGCTATTGATCCAATGGTGCCAGCTCTAATGTCTGATGCAGACGCAAAAAGAAAAGCAATGCAAATGACAAAACCATCAACTGTTGCTTTTGGAAATTTTATGGACACAGTATTTCCTAAAGGATTTCTTAGTGACACGACTTATGCAGAAGATAGAGAAAAAGCTATAAACTATATGCCAGCTGTGCAAGAGTATTATAGAAGTAATCAGTTTGCAGGCGGTGGTATTGCAAATTTAGCAGGTGTTGATAAAGGTCCGCCACCACAATCAGGACCAAACTCACAAGGGTTGCGAGGTTTATTAAAACGTGGTAAGAATACATAGGAGTAATAAATGGCAGATATAGATAAAGGACTCCCGAACACTAGAACTAAAATTGACATCCCTTCAGAAGAAGAGATGGCAGAAGAAGTTAATGTTCAGGAAGAAGACATTGATAAAGGACCTGTAGAGGTCATCCCAGAAGAAGACGGTGGAGTTACATTAGACTTTGAACCTGGTGCAATAAATGTACCTGGAACAGAATCACACTTTGATAACTTAGCTGATATTTTACCTGATGATATTTTAGATCCAATTGGAAATGAAATGGTTCAAAATTATATGGACTACAAATCTTCTAGAAAAGAATGGGAGAGTGCTTATACAACTGGACTAGATCTTCTAGGTTTTAAATATGAAAACAGAACTGAACCGTTTCAAGGAGCTTCAGGTGCAACACACCCAGTTCTTGCAGAAGCTGTTACACAGTTTCAAGCTCAAGCGTATAAAGAATTATTACCAAGTGATGGACCGGTTAGAACACAAGTTATAGGAATTAAAAATCCACAAACAGAGCAACAGTCTCAACGTGTTAAAGATTACATGAATTATTTAATCATGGACACGATGAAAGAATATGAATCAGAATTTGATTCTATGTTATTTCATTTACCACTAGCTGGATCTACATTTAAAAAAGTTTACTACGACGTACCACTTGGAAGAGTGGTATCGAAGTTTGTACCAGCGGATGAATTAATTGTTCCGTACACAGCTACCTCATTAGACGATGCGGAAGCAGTTATTCATACCGTGAAAATTTCAGAGAATGAATTAAGAAAACAACAAGTATCTGGATTCTATAGAGATGTAGAATTAAGTCCTCCCGGTACAGAGACTAATGGAGAGTTATCTAAAAAAGAACGTGAGTTAGAAGGAACTAAGAAGACAGGTAAAAATGAACCTGTATATACTTTGTTAGAGTGTCACGTTAATTTAGACTTAGAAGGTTTTGAAGATGTTGGAGCAGATGGTGAACCAACAGGAATAAAATTACCTTACATCGTTACAGTCGAAGAAGGTAGTAGAGAAGTTTTGTCTATTAGACGAAACTATGCGCCCGATGATCTAAAGAAAAATAAAATCCAATATTTTGTCCACTTCAAATTTCTGCCAGGACTAGGATTTTATGGCTTTGGACTCATTCACATGATTGGCGGATTGAGCAGAACGGCAACGGCTGCTCTCCGTCAATTATTAGATGCTGGAACTCTAGCTAACTTACCTGCAGGATTTAAACAACGTGGGGTTAGAGTTAGAGATGAAGCGTCACCAATACAACCAGGTGAATTTAAAGATGTAGATGCACCAGGTGGAAATTTAAGAGATGCGTTCTTTCCATTACCATACAAAGAACCAAGTCCAACATTGTTACAATTATTAGGAGTTGTTGTACAAGCTGGCCAAAGGTTCGCGGCTATTGCTGATATGCAAGTGGGTGATGGTAACCAAGGCGCTGCAGTAGGAACTACTGTTGCACTTCTTGAACGTGGATCACGTGTGATGTCTGCTATTCACAAAAGATGTTACGCAGCGATGAAACAAGAATTCAAATTATTAGGTAAAATAGTTTCACAATACTTACCACCAGAATATCCTTATGATGTTGTGGGTGGTGCAAGAAATATTAAACAGACTGATTTTGATGATAGAGTAGATGTAGTGCCAGTAGCAGACCCTAATATATTTTCAATGTCTCAAAGAATTACACTTGCACAAACGCAATTACAAATTGCAACATCAAATCCACAGATGCACAACATGTATCAAATCTATAGAAACATGTATAATGCAATTGGTGTTAAGGATGTAGATGCAGTTCTACCTCCACCTCCACCAACTGCACCAAAAGATCCAAGTTTAGAGCACATTGATGCAATGGCAGGAAAACCTTTTCAAGCTTTTCCTGGTCAAGACCACAGAGCACACATCA